ATTGCCTACCGGATGCAAAAGAAGTTTGGATAGTTGAGGGGGAAATGGATGCGCTGTCTTTGATTGAAGCAGGCATCGAAAATGTAGTCAGCGTTCCAAACGGGGCGCAGCCAAATCTTACTTTTTTTGACCGCTTTATGCCATCGTTTGACCACATCGAAAAAATACATATTGCAGTCGATAACGATGCTCCCGGAATTGAATTACGCAATGCTATTGCTGAAAGGTTTGGAAAAGAGAAATGCAATTACATTGTATTTGATGACTGCAAGGATGCCAACGAATACCTGCTGTTGAACGGGGCTATTGCCTTACGCGAAGCGGCTTACAACTTTGTTGAATTTCCGATGATTGGAGTGTTCGGGATTGCTGATTATTACCAGCAGATTGAAAACTTATACAACTACGGGCTCCCGGAAGGATGCAGCACCGGCATACAAGGGTTTGACCGCCTGCTTAAATTTCACAAAGGATATTTAACAACAATTACGGGCATACCCGGACATGGCAAATCCGATTTTCTTGACCACATTCTGCTGAAATTATTGCAACGCCACGGGTGGAAAGGCGCGTTTTACAGCCCTGAAAACCGCCCGGTTGAGTTACATATCAGCAAGATGATGCGAAAGGTTACACAGCGTCCGTTTATGGGCAAAGATAGGATGAACCAAGACGAAGTATTTGAAGCCATTACCCTGCTCGAAAACAATATTTTCTTTGTGAAACCTGAAAAGGACTTTACACTTGATAGCATTTTGAGCAAAGTAGCTGAATTGAAGAACCGCAAAAACATTGACTGGTTTGTGATTGATGCGTGGAACAAACTTGAACACCAGTACAGCGAAAGCGAAACCAAGTATATTGGGCAATCACTTGACAAAATTGTGAACTTTTGCGAACGCTACAATGTTCATTGCTTTTTGGTGGCGCATCCTCGTAAAATTGTTAAACGCGAGAGCGGGCTTTATGACATCCCTACACTTTACGACATTGCAGGTTCAGCAAACTTTTTCAACAAAACAGACAACGGCATAACCGTTTACCGAAATTTCGCAAAGAATACCGTTGAGGTTCACATCCAAAAAGTAAAATTTAGCCATTGGGGTGAAATCGGTATGCAGCTTTTCAATTACGATATACCAACCGGATTATATTTAGAAACATCAATATGACACAAACAGAAAACCCACACAACACCATCCATAAATTGCAACGCGAATTGGGATGGAAAAAGAAAATGATTGAAACATACCAGCGCGAGATGTTTACAATCAAAGATTTAAAGGAAGAAATTGAAATCCTGAGAGCCGAAAATAAGTATCTCAAAACCTTGCTGCGAATGTCAGTCAAAACAACCAGCACACAAGAACACATCGAAGCCGCAATCGGTGAGGTTTACCCGCATTTTCTGCCATCAATGATTGCATCACGCAGCCGCAAAGGTGAAATTGTGGAACTGCGCCAAATATGGATGCAGTTGATGTACAAGTATTCCGGGCTTTCACTCTCAAAAGTGGGCGACCTTGCCGGGCGCGACCATACAACCGTCATTCATGCGATTAATAAAGTGGATGCCATGTGCCTTTACGAAAAGCGGTTTAGAATTCAGTATGAAAAAGTCCTGAAAAATTTGATTGAAAAATTGCGTAGTAAAGAAAATTAAACTATATTTGCACACATGACACCTGAAAAAGCCAGAAAAATATTGGAGAATTATTTATGTTTAAAAAATGGCAAATTGCCAATATGGGATGAAATTGTTTTAACTGATTATAATAATGGTCAGTTAAGCCAATGGACTTTTCGCGCGTTAATACAAATCGCATACAAATTTTAACACATGATAGTAATAGACATCTGCCTTTCAGACATCCCAAAGGATGCAATAACCGAGGGCAAAAACGGCAAGAAGTACCTAAAATTGGTGCTTAACAAACGCAAATCAGAGGGCAAGTTTGGTGAAACTCACACCTTGCAGTTAAGCCAAACAAAAGAGCAGCGCGAAGCGAAGGCAGCACCCGTTTATGTGGGTGGTGGCAAGGAGTATTCCTTTGAGCAAAAACCTACGCCCGTGAAATCACAAAGCACGACATCGACCGGGTTAAATGGTGATGCGGCGCAAATGTTTAACGATACCCCTTACGGAGATTTGCCTTTCTGATGACATTTGACAAAACTTGGCAGTCGCCTACAAAAGAAGTGGAAACCAGCCCGATTAACCCGGCTCACTATAAAGACACGCCTATTGAGTGTATTGAAGCAATCAAAGCCGCAATGACTGAACAGCAGTTTCAAGGATATTTGCGTGGCAATGTCATTAAATATTTGTGGCGTTACGAAAATAAGGGCGGCAAGCAGGACTTGGAAAAGGCAGAATGGTATCTTAAAAGGCTAATTGAAGAACTATGACCAGCGCAGAATATGCTAACTACATTGTGGCAAAGATGACTGACATCAGCCCGAAAATGTCGGACTACTCCCGCATTGACCTGCCGACCGCAAAACTCCACGCAAAGATAGCGGTCGAAGAAATTATGAAACATTGCCCGAAAGAAGATGCCGGGTATTTTGTGAATGTACTGGCAGAAATTGAAGCTATATGACCACCGAGGATAAACGAATTTACTTTAACAGCAACAGACGCAAAGGCGATACCGAAAGGCTGGTCAAAACCCTGATCGGAAGGGTGAGCCGGAAAACCATATTTGATGCTTTAAAAAACGGGCAGAAGTACAAGCCTGCAAAACATCAAGTGGTGATTGACACCGCTTACGAAATTGTCAACTTATGACTTGTCAAAATTTGGCAAATTGTCAATGTGTAGGTTTACATAACGTTTTCGGGCTTTGTTTCCGTTGGCGATTTAGAAGCACAAATTTTCAATAACAAATAAAACCTAATAAAATGAACGAGAGTAACAATAACCACGAAACCGCCAATGGCACAAAACTCGTGTTATCGGCTGCTGCGGTTAAGTTATCGAAAGCCAAAATTCGAGCAATAGTGTTTGATAAGTGCGGTGGGAAGTGTGCTTATTGTGGAGTTGATTTAGTAAAAGGATGGAATGTTGACCATATTAAACCGCAAATCTTTGGAGGTACAAACGATTTAGATAACCTAAACCCAAGTTGTAAGGATTGCAATAATTACAAATGCCATACGGATTTAGAAGGTTACAGAAAACAACTCCACAAAATGCTCAATGAAAAATTGGAATACCTATTCAAGAGCAAAACAAAGATGCAAGTAGCTATGAATATGGGTTCAATTAAGCACACTTTGTGGGATGGGAAGTTTTATTTTGAACGTGTCGGTAGCAGTTGCCGATAACGTAAAAGTATTTCCGTTCGTTACGGCATTGAAAAACAAATGTTCAATAACAATTAAAAGCTAAATATATGCACACAGATGAAGTTACAACGTCAAGCCGTAATGACGGCAATACAGTGTTAAATGAAGGCTCATTTTCAGTACATGCATACTCACTAATTGATATGGATGATGCTGATAAATGGGTTCACTGGTCAAAGGGATTGAAAATGGTTATAAGTAAAAATGGAACAACTATAAAGTTAGAAGAAGATGAAATAAAACAGCTTGTTAAATGTCTGCCACGAACTTTCGGTGGGTCGTATTGAGCTTTCATTTAACAGTCGTGCAGGCGCAGTTATTATCCTTGTTTGCTTTTAAAATTGCGCTTGCACTTTGTTATGGTGACAATTGTCTATTGGCGTAAAAACTGCATCAACTACTATCCCGTTCCAGCGGTGGAAGCCGACCGCATCATCAGCAAATATCAGCGCGAGGGGTGGGGGTGCGAACCTTACAGCGATGAACTGATAAAAAAAATTATTCAAAAAGTTTGTTAGTTTAGTTTTTTATACTATATTTGCCATATCGAAACACTATGAATAAAACACTAACCGCACCAATTCAGCCAAACGAAATCGAATGGCGTGTGCAATCAAAGAAACCCGGGCAGATGACAATCGTTCCGTACATCACCAATCGTTGTGTAATGGAACGCTTTGACAAGGCATTCGGGGCAGACAACTGGACATCAGAGTTCCGGGAAATCACCAACGGGTTTATCTGCCGCCTGACCGTTATTACCAAAGACCGCACCATTTATCGCGAAGACGGGGCGAGCAAGACAAACATTGAACCTGAAAAGGGTGGCATATCCGATGCAATGAAAAGGGCAGCAGTTCAATTTGGTTTAGGGCGTGACCTTTACAATTACCCTCGTGTAATGGTTGCGTGTGATGACAACTACATTCCGAACTGGGCGTATAGCAAATTAGAAAAGTTGACCACTTGGATAAACGAGGGCAAGTGTGACCGCGCAATAATCGTAATTGAAAACAAATAAACACTATGAAAAAAGCAAATAAAACTACAATGGAACGCTATCTTGCATATTTGCAGGATATTTACAACGGGTCAAAAAATTGTCACAGCACCACTATTAAGCATAAAATAGGGCATAATGTGGCTACTGCTGTTCGATTAGCCGGATATGTAAATGATAATGGTGATAGTATAATGAAAAATGCACCAACTTTAAAAGATGCCCGTAGAATTAGGCAATATAGGAATGAATATGACAATGGGCAGCACAGGGCAAAAAATAAGCAGCTATCATTGCCTCTTACAACAACCGGGACATTGAAAAAACAGCGTATTTATCAATGTAAAAAAACCCGTGAAATATCTATTTTGTGGGGATTAATCAAAATCAAACACTAAACACTATGGAACTAATAGAAAAACTCACATTCGCAGTCGAAGATGGCAATATGTCAGCACTTGACGCGTACATTCAGCTTCACCAAATCGAAAAACTCGCAGGGGAAGCGCGTAAACAAATTCAGGCGCAAGCCGTAACCGAAGCGCAGCGCGAAGGCAAACAATTTACTCGCATGGGTTTTGAAGTTCAATGCCGATCAGGTGCTGGGCGTTGGGATTACAAACACATTCAGGAGTGGGAAGCGAAAAAGTTTGAACTCTCACAACTTGAAGAAAAGGCAAAATGGGCGTTTAAGTCAGCAGAAAAAGGCATTACCCCTATTGACGATGACGGGGTAATCATTGAAGCCGCTATCTATACGCCCGGTGCTGAAATTATTGCATTAAAGGAGGTTCAAGCATGAAAGCGTTAAACTTCTACATCCGCGAAATGGCATCGTTGGAACAATCCTATCGCACCGGCAAAGTAACCGTGCAGCAATACATTGATTTGGGCATTCACTTTATTAAAGTGTCATCAAAAATGGCAGAGCAGGAATTAAAAGACGCATACAAGCATGGCAGCGATGACGAGAATTGTAGGCTTTCCGATGGTGCGATGGCTCCTGATTATGAAAATGCCGATGAATGGTATCAGGGGGAATACGGGGGTGAAGCATGAAACTACTTGCAGTAATCACAGCCGGGATATTTGCCTATCTTATGGCGTGGGTGTTGGTGACAAAGCGCAGGGTGGAATATCAGGAAGCCGAGCCGTACACATTTGAACGCGACAAGCCGATTGAAAATGCGAACGAAACATTTGAAGCGTGGGCGAAGTTGCGAAGGCAAATTGATGTTCAAAAGCGTGATGGCGGGATATAACGTTTCGGGGCTTTACGAAGTGCCGACAATAAACAACTAAAGTTAAATTGAAAAACAGAAATACAATGAACAACGAAATTTTAATCGAAGAACCAAACAAGGCATTTTGTAAAGCCCATGTTACCAGCAGTGCCACTGATAACAATTGGAGGAAATGCAAACATTGTGGTAAGTTTATTTCATACAAGCAGATGGAGGAACAAAAGGATGTGATGTTTCGCTTTATACCTGATTCTGAATTTACTGTTGAAGAAGCGTATTGGGTTCACAGGCATTGCTGGTAACAGTCGTGCAGGCGCAGCCATAACCATTCAATCTTACATTGGTTGCGCTTGCACTTTGTTATGGGGGTTTTGTTCCCCCTTTTTTTTTGGTACATTTATCTATAATGCTGAAAAAAGACATCGTTGAAAAGTATTTGCGAAAGTACAGCGACGAAAACAACCAGCTAACCATGCCAAAGCAAACGCTGGCAAGGTTAATTTACAACGAAAATCACGGCTTGTTCCCCAATGTTCAGGCAGCGCGTAGCATGGTAAGAGTATTGACCGGGGCGAAGGTTGCAGGCTCGCATCCTATCCCCGAATTGGTGCAGAAATCCACAATCGAAGAAGGGATGCGAAAACTGAAACTTTACACGAAGCTGCCGGAATACAAGGACACGATTTTGAAGCCGGGCGTGTGGGGTGTAATGTCCGATGTTCACTTCCCGGAACATGATGCAGCGGCGGTGACCGCTTCATTGGAGTATTTCAAAAGCCAAAATGTAGACGGCATCATTCTGAACGGTGACATCATTGATATGTACGAGGTCAGCAGATTTATTCGTGAGGTCGGTCGCCCGTCTATTCGTGAGGAACTTGAAATGACGCGCAACTTTTTTACCCTGCTCCGTGAGCAGTTCGGCGACATTCCAATTATCTACAAATTCGGCAACCACGAAGAAAGGATGCGAACATTCCTGCTTACAAACGCCCGTGCGATTGCTGACCTCGAAGGGATTGCACTAGAAGATCAGTTGCAACTCAAAAAGTTTGGCATGAAAGTCGTGTTTCGCGAACGCATCCGGGCGGGTAAGTTGGACATCTTACACGGACACGAACTTCAAAAGGGTATTGCTG